TGGTAATGCAAAAGCAAACTAAAAAATCTACTGTAGACCCGATTAGAAAGGTGGGTTTATGAGTGGCGTTAAATACGGCGGCAGGGTAGCTGGAACGCCCAACAAGGCCACATCTGAGGCAAGACAAGCCATAGCCACCTTTGTAGATGGAAACGCATGGCGGCTCTCTATTTGGCTCGATAAGGTAGCAGAGGGTGACCCCGAGCATGACATAAAGCCAAACCCCGCGAAGGCATTTGAGTTATTTCAATCAGTAGTGGAATATCACATTCCCAAGTTGGCAAGGACAGAACACGCCGGAGACGCGAACAATCCCATTGAAATGAAAGTCACATGGGCGCAACCGAACAATCCATCGTAATCCCATACAGCCCGAGAAAAGAGCAATTGCAGATTCATACTCTGCTAGACGCTAAACGGTTCGGGGTGGTGGTAGCCCATCGTAGGATGGGAAAGACTGTAAGCGCGATCAACCATCTGATTAAAGATGCGGTAACTAACCAAAAGGAAGCACCGCGCTACGCTTACATTGCCCCGACATACGGGCAAGCAAAGCGGGTGGCATGGGACTACCTCACGAAGTACGCAAGACCGTTAGGCGGGACAGAGAACATCTCAGAACTGCGGGTAGACTTTTGGAACCGCCGGATTCAGCTATATGGCTCAGACAATCCCGACTCACTGCGCGGACAGTATTTCGATGGGGTGATTCTTGATGAGATTGGCGACCAAAACCCAAAGATTTGGACTGACATTATTCGCCCGTCATTGGCAGACAGATTAGGGTGGTGCTGCTTTATCGGGACTCCGAAGGGGCACAATCACTTTAAAGACCTTAGAGATCGGGCAGAAACAGAGGATGGGTGGGGTCTACTGGAATTCAAAGCCTCCCAAACAGAGGTCTTGACCATCACCGAACTTAAGGCGGCTCGGGTCGAAATGGGGGACGATAAGTATCTCCAAGAGTTTGAGTGTTCGTTTACCGCTGCGGTGGAGGGTTCGTACTACGGGCAACTGCTCAACGATTTGGACGAAAAGAACCACATTCAAGAGATTCCCCGCGATGATCTCTGTAAGACGGTGTGTGCATGGGACTTGGGAATGGGTGACTCTACGGTGATTTGGGTGGCTCAAATAGCTGGCTCAGAAATCCGATTGATGGACTTTTACGAGAATAACGGGGTCGGACTTGATAGCTATGTTAATTGGTTAAGGCATAATGGATGGGACAAAGCCGAGCAAATCCTACCTCACGATGTACAAGTGCGGGAACTCGGGACGGGGAAAAGCCGACTAGAGGTTTTAACCGATGCTGGATTAAACATTCGTGTAGCCCCGCGCATGGGGGTCGATGATGGCATCCAAGCGGTAAGAAGGCTGCTCCCACGATGCTGGTTCAATGTGCCAAAGGTCAAACAAGGACTAGACGCACTCAGAAACTATAGGCGGGATTACGATGAAAAACGCAAAATCTTTTACGACCGACCACTTCATGATTGGAGTAGCCATAGTGCTGATGCTTTCCGCTATCTTGCAATCGGTCTAAACGAAACAACCGGCTGGTCAAAGATGCCCACAAATAATGTGAAATGGATTGTGTGATGGACGAAAACAAACTCAAATCAATCATCGATGCTGAGATTTCCAACAGTCTCGGCTATTTGGAGACTGAGACTACTGAACAGCGTAGGGAAGCACTGCAAAGCTATTTGCGGCAACCATACGGCAATGAGGTCGAAGGCAAGTCTCAGATCGTTACGGGTGAAGTTGCAGAGGCTGTAGACGGTTCTTTGCCCTCATTGGTGCGAATCTTCACGGCAAGCGATGAGGTCGTGCGGTTTGAACCCCGTGGGCCAAATGACGAGCAAGCTGCCAAACAAGCCACCGAGTATGTGAATTGGGTATTCAACCGCGACAACGAAGGCGTGATTATTCTTCACGATTGGTTTAAAGATGCTCTGCTCCAAAAGGTCGGAGTGGTCAAAGCCTATTGGGAAGACAAAGAAGATGTAATCAAAGAAAAGTATCGTGATCTAACTGATGACGAACTCGCCATGCTGATGAGCGATGGCACGATGGAGATTGTTGAACAAGATACGCAAGAATTCGATCAGATGACCCCAATGGGGCCGATGAAGGTCAAGATTCATGCTGTGACCGTCTCAAAGAAAGAGAAGATTGGTCGTGTGGTGGTGGAGAATGTTCCTCCGGAAGAATTCCTAATCTCTAAGAAGGCTCGGAGAATTGAGGGTGCGCCCTTCATTGCACACCGCAAGCTGATGACCCGAAGCGACTTGATCGCAATGGGCTTTGATGCTGACATTGTGGACGGGATTCCCTCAAGCGATTCACTGACATACACACCGGAGCGACTTGTAAGGTTCTCCAATGGTGAGCAACCGGACGATTCCACAAGCATGGATGACTCGATGCAGAGTGTTGAAGTGTTTGAGTGCTACCTACGGGCCGATATGGACGGGGACGGTATCGCTGAACTGCGACAAGTGTTCTATGCTGGAAACGAGATTCTGTCAGACGAAGAATGCGACTATGTGCCATTCCACTCGATCTGCCCAATTCCCATTCCCCATAAATTTTTTGGTCAATCATTGGCAGACCGGACTACAGACATTCAGTTACAAAAGACCACTATCACCCGTCAGATTTTGGACAATCTCTATCTGACAAACAATGCTCGGGTGACTGCTGTAGACGGGCAGGTTAACTTAGATGACTTGCTCACTGCCACTGCTGGTGGTGTGGTGCGGATTAAATCGCAAGGCGCAGTGCAGCCATTGAATGTGCCACCCGTTGCGGGACAAGCCTTCCCGATGTTGCAATATCTCGACTCTGTGGCCCAAAAGCGCACCGGAGTAACAGACGCATCTCAAGGGCTAGACCCCGCTATCTTGCAGAATGTGACTGCTGCTGCTGTGGCATCGATGCAAGCGGCGGGTGCGGGTAAGGTCGAACTGATCGCACGAATCTTTGCGGAGACGGGTGTTAAATCGCTTTTCAAAGGGATTCTGCATCTTCTCTGCAAGTATCAAGACAAACCCCGCATTGTGCGGATGAGAGGCTCTTATGTGGCATTTGACCCGCGAGAGTGGACTAATCAATACGATGTGGATATAAATGTTGGTCTCGGTGCTGGCAACCGACAAGAGCAAATGGCGATGCTTCAAAT